TCGGGCTGATTCACGGCAGGATTCATAGAATTTGAGTAACTAGGCAACATCGCATTTGTGAGAACTTCTTTGCCTAGTACATTCTGTCCGTAATTCTCCTGCCCCGCAGTAAATGTACTAGAGGCAGACTGTAGCGACGTTAACGTTGTAGCACCGCCGGAGATGGTGTTCAAAAAACTGGCTAGCGAACCTGTAGAGCTATTGGAGCCCGCCGCCGTACCCGTACTTTGAAATGCTTCAATGCTCTTCGTTTTAGAGGTCCGTGTAAGTACTAAAATGGTCAGCCCTAGGACCATTACAAGAATAACAATCAACCAGATACTCATCTGATATTCTCTATGATATTTTGCTAATTTAATTATATCCTGTACCGTATAACCCATCCCCCATTCTTGTTAGATATCATAGGTCACTAATTGTTTACCTGATATACATGATTATTCCAAGGTCCTCCTAGAGCGGGACAAGAGCCACTTATAGCCCCATATTCTCTGTAATTATCACCAGGTTGATTTGTTACACACCAGCCATTATCTTGTAAGGCGAATAGAGTAGAACCTCTTGATTTCGCAAATTCATAACACGATTCCACTGTATAACCGTACTTCTGAGGTGGTCCGGTTAGAGCACGTGTCCAAGTATCACCCCAACATCCTAAATCTGTATAGGAGGGATTGGGTAATACAACCGGTGGACAAGAAGGAGGAGCCATGCGGGTCACATCAATGCCTAGGCACTTCTTTACACTTACGTCTTGGGCATCTGGTCCATCACCGCCGTTCATCGCATTATAATTCGCCGTAAACATGTCTGATAATTGCCCCCAACTTGTAGAGCCGTATTTGGTTAAATCGGACTCGGTTTCAGGATAGCCCTCGCCGGCGGGCTGGCAACCATTTGTACGCCATAGTTGTTGGACGCATATGAGAGGGAATGGACCCTTTTCATCGGCATCAAAGCTACAGGGGTCAAAGTCGTTGGTGCCGACCACAAACCATTGCGCCGCTTGGCGTACGCGGCTATGAATACCGATACGTATTTGTTGTTTGATAGCCATGTAGAGATTGGCGGCGGTATTTTTATCTATCTTTCCGCCGACCGTGCCGACACCACCTCCATCTCCTCCGCTCAAAATTGTAGCAGGTATATCTATACCGACGTTGGCAAGTTGCGCTGCGGCAACCTTATCGGTATTGGTCAACATACCATTGCTTTTTAGAATACGTAAAATGGCACCACGGTTAGTATAACCGAGACCTTTTGCGATACTCACTAGACAGGCGGTACTGAGCCGTCCATTTATATCGGGCATACATACATTTGTTATAGGTTTATTGAGATCGGCGCAATCTTCGCTATAATTGACTCCAATAGGGCTGGTACATTGCCCGTCGGCGGATAGAACCCCTTTAAAATTCGTACATTCGTCTTCATCGTATAGACGAAGTTTCTTATCGCTGGACGGTTTTCCAAAACGATGACAGTTAGTACCATCACCTGCCGTGATGACTCGTGATTTATCTCGGAATCGTTCGCAGTCAATACCGTCCATGAGAACCGGTACACCACAGGTAGCGGATATATTGTCCAAGTATTTTTCGGTTCCGTCGCTTTTTACGGGTACAGCGTATCCAGATGTAGGACAGAATCCACAGCGTCCGTGGACAGCGTTTGTATCAATGAGGTCGCATACGGTAACTTGTTTACACATTTTGATTTCTTCTAGCTCTTGGGCTTTGGTCAAGTCCCATATCCATCGTCCGCCGCCGGCAAGTCCGTCCTGAAAAACGGGACCGTTTTGGGTACCAAGGACACCGGTAGAGGTGAGGGCAGGGTCCTCTACATACCACCAGCCACAGCCGTCACGTGCCCCTCGGAGATGTCTTGGAAGATTGGCGGGCTGAAGTGCGGAGCGACAAAATTCATCGTCGTATTTGCTATAGCCGTTGGTAGGATCGGGAATCAGACGCTGTGACAGCAAGCCAGAGTTGGCTGTATCCATATCTAGAAAAATGTCGGGAACAGCAAGTGCTTTAGTCATATCATCGACTCCAGGGTTGGTTAAAATACCTTTTTCATAGTTTTGATACGTAACTTCTTGGGACTCTAGAAATGGGGTTTCGGTATCCAATAAATCGGCGAATCCTTCGCTTTGGTAGTAGCGAAGACTGAAATAAACCATTCCAGCAATTAATACTAGAACAAGAACAAACAGTCCTACTATCAAAATCATCCCTATTTATTCAATAGTTTATCGCTAGGCGATATAGTATTGAAGCGCAGACTAAATAGAATTAGGCTTTACATCCGTAACCAAGTTGAGTCGTTTTAGCCTGATTGATGCCGTAGCACTGTTGGATTGCTACCTTTTGTGCGGCAGACTTGTCAGCAGTAGTGGCATTATCGAACGTTCCGCCAAAGTTATTCGCAGTCTGATAAATTGAATTGAAGAAGTCCTGAATTTGCTGGAGACTTGACATACCCATTAATTGATTTACGACTGTCTTATCGGGCTGTCCATTCTTAATCGGTGCCATTGTGCCTGTGAGTTGGCAAGCCTGGAATGGGTACTGTGCACGACGAGCAGGAGTACTTTCTGTATTCATGAGACCACTGAATCTATCTTGCATGCTTGTATATGTTGCATCATAGAGCGTTCCTGTAGAGCCCATACGGCTTTGGTCACTTCCTGTATTGAGCCATAGGTACTGTAAGCACTCTACAGTTACACTGGACATTGGTGAGGCGACTACACCTACGGAGCCGTCCGCATTATCAACAATCGATTCGCAAGGATTGACAATATTAAAACCGAATAACTGTTGTGCTGCGGAATTCATCGCCTTCATGCGTGTAGTCATATCATAACTGAGAATATTTCCATTTACATCTTTGCCTGTCGTAGCCGCATTATACAATCCATCCAAATATGTGCTAATCGCATTCAAATCACCATATCCGTTGAGTTGAGTTAGACCACCATTCTGGGTAGAGAGTGTGCCCTTACCTGGAACACCTCCGGCGCCCTGGTATAATTCTAGTAAGCAGGCAGCACTGTAAGAACCTGGGTTCTGACCGTCTACCATACAGGGCGATGTCTTTAGGAGTGCCATTGTCGCAGGGTTTGCGATGAGGGGACCCTGTGGCGCAGTTTCTATATCATCGGGGTAATATGGGTCATGTAGATAACCAGGTACCTGTGCTGTAAAGACCGCAGTCTGCGAATTGTATTGATTGCTCCAGTACCAGAACTGGTTCTTCAACATCGTCAGGTTAGAATTCCAGGCAGGTCCTGAAATGACGGAACTGCCGGTAAAGGGACCGCCTAGCCATAGAGGAGACGTTACACCCGAGCCGGCAGCCGGCGCAATAGGATAACCGTTCACCAAACTAATCGTTTGCATAAAGGGTACAGTACGGGTGGTTGAGCCCTGCATTTCCCACTGGAGAATGACGGCACGCTTTGAATTGCCAGGTGGATCGGAGGCACCCTGCTCGCTGTATTTACTATACACGCTGAGACCCTGAGATGGGCTAAACGATTGGAACCAATTCGCAACCGTTGTTCCGATAATCGATTTCGTTGTATAGTTCGTAATATCAGCGGCGGGCTTGGGTCCGTAGCACCAAACGGCGTTTGCGCTGGCGGTTCCGCTATTTTGGCAACCACCGTAACTTGGGGCACCGCCAATAGGAATATACTTAAAGGTGCTAGAGCCCGTTTGCGCCGCATACATAGAGGTCGTCTGGTCACTTACAATTCCGCAATTGGCAGACTGTATACCGTTTTGCATAGCATCCTTGAGTTGCGCAGTGGTGGCGAGATTTGTACCCAAACGGTTACAGAGTGCCTTTCCGCCATTTGTATCATATGTATTCGGCTGATCATTTACTACTTCGGATACTTGGAACACTTCAGGATGGCTAGTTGTGCCGCCACTTGTACGATTCGCCGTTTCCTGGGCGACTAATACAGTAACCGTATCATCCTCTTGTACGGAAGGTAGTGTGAGTGTGAACTCCTGTCCTGGATTTCCACCGTTATCGGCGGTATAGGTCTTACCGCTCGGCTTATGTGTCACAACTACTTTTGTGATACCGGTGCCGAATGGCGATAGTACACGAAGGACGACGGGGTAATTCTTCGCAGCGGGGTCTTGATAGAGGTATACATTGGTACCGGCGGTGGGTGCCTGGACACACGAAACCTGTGATAGAGTTTTCCCTTCAATTGTTTTACCGCCCTGGAAACCGCCGCTATCGCCAATTTCGCTACAGTTGAGTTGGTTCACGGCTTTTGTACACGAGGCGGAGTCGACGTAGAACATGCCGGGAGGACATTTACCGAGGGTGGGCTGGAATACAGGTGTTCCGCCATTTGCGGCATCAACAGCATCGTTACGATCTTGTAAGAGGGACAGGAGACCGCCGATAAACGTTTTAGGGCTGCTTCCGTCTATCTTGGTGCCGCCCTTAATACAAATACCACAGAGAGCATTGGCGGGGTCATCTAGTTTGGAGCAATCGGAGCGTTGCGTAAGTACAGATTGGCAACGAAGTGCCGTTACATATAGATCGTTTACGGGAGGTAATTGGGGTGTGACTTTACGTGCGATAACCGCTAGATTTGTAGGTGATTCTCTAGACGGGGCTTCATCGGGAGTTTGGAGGGCGACTGTAATATTCTTATTTGCAGCGGCTACAGTGTTATTAAACTTCTGCGAATACTGCTGAACCGTCATGCTAGGATCGTATCCTACGCTTGTGACAGCGAAAGAAGGAAGTGTAGGATCCAAGGCAGCACCGAGTTGATTATATAATTGCGCACCGGCTCCTTGCATCATAGTACGCTCAGTTAGGTAAGTGCTCATATTCACCTGAAATCCCTCGGAACCCACTGCCTGACTCTTCGCGACGGGTATTACAAATATCCAGATAAATACCAAAACGAGAAGGATAACAATGATTGTTCCTCCTATCATCTACTCTAATTACTGACCCCAAATAATTGAATGAGGTGTCAAACGACCACATCATTGAATTATTGTTAGAAGTCCAGCCGTTTCCTAGGTTAGAATCCGTTAAAGAAGTAATGCCCTTGTGCACTATTATATGAGCCCCAGCTGCTTGGAGTGTATGAACTGGCGGGTCCTGAGTAATATTTCGCAACTCCCTTGCTATTTACCATTTTGGTATATGGCGCATTTGCATCGGGCAAATTAAACATAGCGACGGGATTACATTGGTCGTCTACATTCACTGCTGTGGCTTTAGGATTGCCATTAATCCAGTCGCCTGAGAATGTTCCACTTGGAATACTGGCGGGAGGGACACATCCTCCACTTGACTTATTGCCTGTGAAATCAAATGTAATGACAGGGTCGCCACTGGGGAATACCTTTTGCGCACGAACAGTTTGATTTGAATCAAGGAGGCTGAGCTTCATGCCTTGTGCTCTGTTTGAACAGCAATCGGTACGGTTGTAATAGACTACTTTTACAATATCATAATTATCCTGTAAATCAACCATAAAATAAGCATTCGGTATAGGTCCCGCGGTTGAACTTCCTGAGTGATACATATTTGGATATGGGCGTGGATTCGCAGTACCATCAACCGCCTTATCAGGGCTATCTCCATCTCTGTTCTCGCTCCAAGTTGGAGTACTTTGATTTGTAGGTTTACGGAGCGCAACATTTGTACCGCTGCTATCAAACACTTCAAGTTGTGCTATTTGTATGTACTTCTGGTCAGCGGGTATGATGTCGCTAACATCTACACGTACATATCGGGCTTTGACACCAATTATCTTATTTACTACAGCGGGCACGCCAACAATTGTAAACGATTTGAGGTCAGCATCGGCAGGTGTACCAGAGAATACTGTACTCCAGACTTCATTGGGTTTGCCCGCCTGACTGAAATAGTGGTCAGGATAATTGACCGATTGGAAGGAGACCATTGTTGGCTGGTTATTGAGCGAGGGAACGACCTTCCAAGAGGAATCGGCGGCAAATATGGTTGAATTGTCATTGGACTGAGCATAAATGCGGAATCCAGAGTGACGGAGGAAGAGAGGTGAGGGGTCGGTTGTCTTAAAACTGATACAGCCTGGTTGTCCGTTGTTCGGTGATGCAAGCATAAAGGTAATATTTGGACTATTTTGGACACCGCCGAAGAATGCGGCTCCATTCGCATAATTCAAGTAGTTGGTGACATCTGTAGGGTCGCCGAGATTGACATAGCAAGTAACACCTGGTACAACAGCTGGGGGCATAATCAATGTACAACCGTAGCCGAGCTGGGTATTCTTCGCCTGCTTGAATCCGTAGCACTGCTGCATGGCAAGAGCCTGCGCCTTCTGGTCTGTGCCGTAGTTGGCGGTCTTTTGAATACCATTGAAGAAGTCCTGTACCGTCTGTAAGCTATCCATACTTGTCAATTGTCCGATAACCATTTGATCGGGTTTTCCATTCTTGACAGGTGCCATTGAGCCCGTTAGCTGACAGGCTTGGAAAGGGTACTGATTACGGCGCGCAGGCGTGCTTTCATTGTATCGCAGACCACTGAAACGATCGGCAATGCTCGTGTATGTATTCGTGTAGAGTGCCCCTGAGGATGAACTAGATGAGCGGTCACCGTCGTCCTCGTTGTTGAGCCATAGATATTGGAGGCAGTCGGCTGTGACATTGGTCATAGGCTTGGGTACAAGACCAACGGAGCCGTCAGGATTATCTACAAGGTCTTCACAGGGGTTGGTAATCTTGAAACCGAACAGCTTCATTGCGGCATCGTTCATTGCGGCAATACGAGTATTCATATCGAGACTGATGACATTACCGTTGGCATCTTTGCCTGACGTTGCTGTAATATACAATCCGTTCACATATTCATCAATCGCACCAAGTTCACCATACTGATTCAACTGAGTGAGACCACCGTTTTGGGTGGCGAGTGTGCCCTTTGCGGGGTCACCACCGGCTCCCTCAAAGAGTGAGAGCAAGCAGGCGGCACTGTAGGCACCAGGATTCTGCCCATCCGCAAAGCAGGGTGAGGTCTGGAGTAGAACAGAGCTAGAAGGATTGGTGATGAGAGGACCAATTGGGGCGTTCTGTAAGTCGTCGGAGTAGTAGGGGTCTTGTAGGTAACCGGGCACCAACGCAGTAAAGACGGCACTTTGAGATGTAGCCTGAGCGCTCCAAATCCAGAACTGATTCTTCTGCATAGTCATGTTCGAATTCCAGGCAGGACCCTTAATGCTGTAACTGTTCGCAAATGGACCTAGGAGTCGTATCGCATCTGGATATTGCTTGGCGCCTGGTGTTGTAGATTTGAGAATGTATCCATTGACTTTTGTAATTGTTGGCTGGAAGGCGACCGTACGGTTCGTTGAGCCCGACATTTCCCACTGGATGAGAACAGCGCGTTCAGATATACCAGGAGGATTATTGCTTTCAGGGTCGGCGTACTGGCTGTAGATGCTGGCGCCTTGAGCGGGGCTCGCATTTCCTTTGAACGATTCAAAAAAGTTATAGATGTATGTAGGAATAGTCTGATTGATAGACTGTGTAGGCTTGAAACCGTAGCACCACGCACCACGGGAGTCACTTGCGCTGCTACATAAGTCCGCCTGTGGATGAGAGCCTACTCCTACAAATCCACGGTAGCCACTCTGTACAGAAAACATAGGATTTGTATTATCGCTAATCATACCGCAGAACGGTGCCTGTCCGCCGGCATTATTTGATGACTGAACCTGCGCCTTCGTGGCGAGCGTAGTACCAATACGAGAACATAGAGCCTTCGCTGTAGGCTGGTCATATTGGTTCATATCACCCACGGAGTTCTTTTCGTAGACATAGAACACTTCGGGTTGTCCATTAGGGCGGTGAGGCTCCTCTTGTACAATCATGACGTTTACAGCATCCTGTTCCTTTACTCCGCGAATGGTAATTGTGAATTCCTGTCCAGCCTTGCCACCGTTATCAGATACAAATGTACGATTTGTAGGTACGTGGGTGACGACCGCCTTTGTAATACCGGTACCAAATGGTGTTAGAAAACGTAGGGTTACATCATACGCTTCATTTGGAGGCTGGTAAAGGAATACATTTTGTACGGGAGCCTGGGCACATGATACTTGTGGCATTTTGAGTCCCTCTTTTGTCTTTCCACCCTGGAAACCACCACTGTTACCAATTTCGTTACAGTTGAGTTGGTTTACGGCTTTTGTACACGAGGCGGAATCTACGTAAAACATACCAGGTGGGCACTTACCAACTGTAGGCTGGAATACAGGTGTTCCACCAGCAGCGGCATCAACAGCATCATTACGGTCGGATGCTAATGATAGTAATCCACCGATAAATGTACCGGCATCGGCTCCGCTGAATCGGGTACCGGAATCAATACAGATACCACAGCTTTCATAGGTAGGGTCGTCCAACTTTGAGCAACTGGCACGTCCCTTCAAGTCTGTTTCACACTGACGTGCCTTGACAAGTAGATCGTTCGGAGGAGGTAACTGTGCCTGTACTTCCAGTGGGGAGGGTCCCATGTTCGTTGGAGATAACATTGTAGGCGCAATATCAGCATTTCCTAAACTTTGTGTGATAACCTTATTCGCAGAATCGGTGAGCTGATTGAATTGGTTTACATATTGAGCAATTGTAAGATTTGGATTATTATCTATATCAGCCGACGCTACAGCAAAGGTCGGTAAAATAGGATCTAAACTAGCACCTAGAGCGTTATACACACGATTACCAGAATTAATCATCTTTTTGCGCTGGGATATATAATCGCCCATATAGGACTGATATCCACCATTGCTATAGTTGTCAAACCCTTCTTTGCTACGACTACGAGCAATGGGTATAATAAATGTGGCTACGAAGACGACCACAAGCAGCACTATAAGCAAAGTGCTAAGCATGCCTCTACCAAATTAAATCAAAATAATATCGGTAGAGTTCGGGGAATAAAATGGGCTATTAGACATTATCGGGGCGGATATTAGATGTGGAATCCATATCGCGAGTGATAATGCGTAGAACGAAATTGGTTTGGCGACTCGTATTAATGAGGGCGCAATTTGTCTGAGTGGTAGCGGTCTGGTTAAGGTTGTAAGTAAGACCGGATGTAGAACCGCTCGTAGCGCTCTCCTCCTCGGACAAGAATCCACCAAAATAGGAGGGACCGAGATTGCGAGTCGTACCACCCGTGATAGCAGCATTGTCAAAACGGTTGCGGAGGATGATTACGTTACAGTAGCCGGCGTTGTTACGACCAAGATTAATGGTTGAGTTGCCGCCTGAGACATTAATATAGCCAGTAGCAACAACATACTGACCGTTGGGCTGATTGATAAAGTTTGTGAAATCTACGGCACCGCTGGCAGTTACACCGTTTCCAGTAGCAACAGTACAACCCTGAATATTAATGATATCACCTTCGCTAATAGCACTGAATAAGAAGTAATTCACAGTTTTAATGAAGATATAGGGGTTCTCGGATCCCGTTGTCGTTACACTGGAATAATTTGTATTATCGGTGGTAGTACCAGTGCCACCGAAGTTCGTCAGCAAGTCGCTGAGCTGAATACGGCTGATGAAGAATACATCGGGGTCTGGGCTGATGAGCTGTGTATTGTGGCGTTCCATACGAATTGTTAGACGGTTCAGGGTTGCTAGGGGTGTAGGGCTGTAGATACGCTGTGTCTTGAGGAACTTTGGAATAAAGACAGTATAACCGGTCTTGTCGGCAGGTAAATTGCCGTAACCAGATGATGTAGACGGCAAGTATGATTGGGGAACATATAAATCGGAGGACCATGTTGCATCGTACTGGACAATAGAGAATGTATTATCCTCATCGGGATTGGTAGAGAATAGATTGTTATTGAGTTCGGCGATACGAACACCGGCAAAGGGCAGCGAGAAGATATTAACAACACGACTGGTATCATATGAGCCCGCAGAGGGCACTCGTACAAGTGCGGTGAGTGATTCAATTGGTACAATTGCCTTCACAAATTCAATACGCTGAATATTGCGGAAGCGCTGCTGGACGGCGCTATTGTAGCCGAGAGCACCCGTAGTATTGCCGGTATTGAAAATGACGGAAAAGTTGTAGCGATTTTCGTTCGTATTGACGAGCCAGTTACGGTCCGAGCTCGTAATAAAAACGTTGTACTCGGTTTCACGGTACTTGACAACGTCCTCCTGGGGAATGATGTAGTCTTGAGGGCGGGGAGCAAGTTGGGGCGGCGGCGGATCCGCCTGGGGAGGAACGGGCTGGGTAGCCGAGGGCGGTGCTTCATCGCGAATTTCCATACGGGGTGGCATAACGGAGGCACCGCCGTTTTGGGCTGCCTCCACCTTCCTACTTGGAAATGAGGGGGCGGGAGGTGCTACTGGGATACCGAGGGCACGTGCCTGGTCTTCACGACGCTTGGTCTCACGCTGCATCAGTAGTACGGGATCCTCGTCGTCGTCAAGCTCGGGCTCGGGCGCACGGAAATCGGGAAGACCGACCTGCGGAATAGGAATCGGAGCACGGGACGCCATCATGTTTTCGTAACGGGTGCTGGTATCCTGGAAGAGTTTTGATACATCTTCGCCGCGTGGATAGGTACCGACGGTAACGGTGGTAGGAGGCTGCGCCGCCTGCTGCTTGCGTAGCCAGGAATCCATAGACGTTTCTGTCTCGCGAATCACTTCGGTTGCGAGGGCATTTTGGGGCTTGTCCTGACCCTGAACACGAGCGACTTCGGTCATAAAATGCTGCGTGTACTTCTGGAGTTTCTCGTCCACCTTTTCGGGCAGAGCCGAAAGACCCATTTTCTTCGCATAGCGCGTGCGTAAGAATCCTACGATTTTGGAGTAATTCGCTCCGTTTAGAAACAAGTTCTGTTGCGGACCACCTGTTCGTCCGGACATCTTTCTAAACTACCAACATATATCGTAAATTTTAAACAGAACGCTCAGATACAGAGCGTTTTTAGGGCATCGTCTAGAGCCCCTTTTCGTGGCTTCTCTTCGGCGAACATAATATCACGAACCTTATTCACTTGGTCGTCATTTAACATAGTTTTACAGATATCTTGGAACTCTTTGCCTTTGAGAAGGCATATAATGACTAATAAGCAAAATGTACCACATTCTGAGGTTTTTCTCTGATGACGGATATCATTGTAATAGATATTTTTGACTCCTTGGTCTTTACAGCGTTTAAGAAGTCGTACAACTTCATCGGGAGGCTTATATCCATATGAATCGTAGTAGTAGGCAGCACTCTTTTCAAGATCAATAAAGGCACATATCCAATGCGAGCCAGGTTCATCGTGCGGGTCTAAGTTGAAAATAATACCAATCTTTGTTTTTCCCTTCAGTGCTAAGTCTTTCAAATCGAGCCGGCAGAGTTCATTTACGATACATTTTCCCCACGCCGACTCGTCTTTGGCGTCAAAATCAATAGGCACTGGACCAATGAAATCAAAGAAAGGATAGGCGGCTTCATACTGTTTCATGACATCTTCAATATTGTAACTATCCAGCCAATCGGTAGGCTTTTTGTCCCATTTTTTGGGTTTTTCGGGCTTGAAAAATACTTTCAACTCTTTCTTATCTTTGTCCGATATTCCAGGCATTTTCTTAACGGCGCAGAACTCTGTTTCGCACTTGTAGTGCGACTTCATATTTTCACGTAGTTCATTCCAAAGATTTGTATCAGGTTGCGCTTGTTCGCCAGCCGACTGCTTTACGTTTTTTCGTGTCTTTCGGACACTGATTTTATGCCGGGGATGGGTTTTGTTCCACGCACGGGTTAATCGCTGAAGAGCACCTTGTGGTAGACAGGTCTCTCCGTCCCGGCGATGTAACGCAGGATTACATTGAAACGTAGACATAGCAGACCGCTCCTTATACTATAATTAGAAAAAGATGAACCATTGTAAATGGATACTCCGAATCCATCTTGTAGTGGCGGTGGGGCAACTAGACGCAAGCATAGAGATCCTGTAATTAAAGATGTCTATTTTCGCCGATTTTTTGTGCCTCTTATTGTATCAATTCTAATACTGTGTGGTATTGCGGTTATTATATCAACGCCGCCCGGCACAGGTATCAAATGGGATACATTTGCTACGGCGTTTGGAGATACGGCAAAGGCGGTAGTAAAAGGAGGGGGGCGTAGGCGATAAACTAAATATATAATAGAGTATGTCGTTTAATGCGCCATTTTGGATATCTGTAAGTGTCTGCGGAGTCTTAGCAATCATTGCGGGTGTGACATATGGCACTCTTTTACCAAAAGATTCGTCGCAAAATACCAAACTTTTGACCATTGTAACGGTATTTAGTTTTGTAGCATCGCTGATTGCCTATGCGCTCGCGTTGTACCATTTTAGCCATAATCCTGGACAGATGATTCAGTTTATGCTTCTGATTGTAATGCTGATTGTATTACCCTGCTCTCTCATTTCAGCAAGTATTGCTACAGTTACCGTAAGCAATATGCGGGATACGTTAGCGACCGGCAATCAGTAAGTCCCACAAAAGTCCGTCTAAGTCCGTCTAAACCCATCACCTCATCATATCAACTAATGATGAAGCGATTGGATATTCCTTTCCTTTTTATCGGACCTGCGGGGTCTGGAAAAACCAAAGAGCTCCGACGTCTTATTGAAGAGGAGAATAATGGAAAAATCACCTATCCTTTGGAAACCCGTACATTTACGGTCGGCGATAGCTATGAAGCCCGCGTCTTTACCAGCCCCTACCATTTTGAAATTGATATTCCGAACTTATCCATGCAGGATAAGCAAATTATAGGCGATCTCTTGACCAGTTTCTTTAGCAGCGGTGACGTACTCAATAGTCTAAGGGCATCGTCCCGAAAACTCGTTGTCTTACGACGTGCGCATAGTCTTTCTTTAGCAGCGGCGATTCGTGTCCGTGCTATTCTTCAGCAGTTTGTTCTACCACCCGAGGCGGCGGGAATGCTTTGGATGACTGCCCGTGAAATGACGGGTCCACTCGCCCTATTAGACGACGCCTTTGTACGCTATCGTATGCCCCGTATGTCGTACAATACGTGGGCAACCACGGTTCCCTCTCCATTCATGTCTCAAGTCGCCTATGAGAAGTGCGAAGGACGACCTGAACGTATTGAGGAGATTCAGAAGTATTTTTCAGCAGAGCCTAGCCAGTGGCCACGCCGTATTCAGGATTTCTACGACGAGATGATAGCATTGCTCATTCAGAACGCACGGTCCGGTAGAAAGCCCGACCTCAAAGTGGTCCAGTGGCTACGTAGTATCGTATATCAGGCACTCAGTTTCTGCCAAACGGGACCCGAGATTATTGATAGTTG